TGCCATGTTTGCGTACGTAGCAGACAATATGACTAAGGGTATTCGTCAGGGCAACGCAACACGTCCCCCTACAGAAGATAACTTTATGAACATGAAAGCACAAGAGGAGAAGTAACAGATGGGTATTGGTGCAGCACTAGCTACAGGTCTTGTTCAAGGGTTTACGCAAAACATTAACAACGAAAAAGCACGTCGTCAAGGTGAACAGGAAAAGCTTAATTCATACAACGCTATGATTATGAAAGCGGCGACAGAGGGTACCACTACTAAAGGAAACATAGAACTTTTGAGTGGTATGATACAAAATTCACAAAACCAATTGAACGACCAAGAGCGTATCAATCTGTTTGGTCAACAGGGTTCCGCAGTGGACGTGGACTTTAGCGGTGTTTTGCCGTTGCTTAGTGGTGAAACACAGGATGATGGCACACTTACTTTAAAAGGAGACAGTCACAGTCTTACTTTTAATAGGGCAAAAGGTGAAGGGGACTTAAATGACGCTTATACATATCTTACTGAATACGCATCTATGCTTCAAAATCCAGCCCAGTTAGCCATGCTAAAAGCAGATAAAACTTTGTGGAATCAGGCCAACAACCTTCTTGTTGCAAGCCAATCTAGAATATACAGAAGTGAATTGCAGTCTTGGAACGAAAGTAATAAATCTGGACTATTTGTCGAACCTTCCGTTTTTGGGTGGGAACCTGATCCAATGTTTCCCGGCTTGTCATTACATTACAATATACACGGTGGCACTGCAGCAGATGGTAAAAAAGTAGTAACAACTGAAACATCAGATGTAAATAAACCACCAGAAGGTAAAACACCCTTAACTACTAAAGTCGTTGTTAATGAAGATGGTTCACTTGATGTAGGAACTATCGATATACCTAGTGATTTAGTAGATGCGTATGATGCAATATCGTTTGTTTTGGGCATGGATGGAAACGCGACCCCTGAAGCACGTAGAGCATCTATGTATAACTTTTTTGTTGGCGTTGATGGGAATGGACAGCAACTTGCCCCAGACCAACAACTTTATCCTGTTCCGGGAGTTTCGCCCGAACAAAAAGAAAAAGCACTAAACGCATCTCTACAAATTAGCACCGTAAACAATGTAAGGGGGTACGATCCAGAAATTTCTTTGTATAAAGTAGATGTAGAAGAAATAGAAGGATTCTTGAAGACTTTAAACGCTGCGGAAGCACGTACTTTTCATCAAATGGTTATGGCTGTTGCGCCGTACATGAAGTACCACAAAAAACAAGTTATTACTCCCAGATACAGTGTGACTACAGACATGGGAGAGACTAGACAACAATACGTTCTGTCAAAACGGTATGGTAATGAATTGATTGAGTCCAGTGAAAAATTTACAATGGACTACCTTTCAAAAGAATTGAAAGGTAAAGAAACGGCATTGGTGTCCCTGAACTTGCTAAAAGAAGCCCGAAAGAATCTAGATGAACCCGAAGCCTACTCACAATTTAAAAAAATTGTGGGTGTTGCTTTTACGGGAGAACAAAGTATACGTGCCGCTATCCAAAAGGATTTGTTGGGTATTGGAGTTATCGAAGAATCTACAGATAATTTGTCTGATGACTATCTATCAGGTTTAGAAGCTGGCATTGAAGACAAAAGAAAAACAGGTGGAGAAGAACTTGCAGAGTTAGAAGCAATGCGTATATCCCTTGCTTTTCAACTTGCCCGTGCTGCTGATCCATCAGGTCGTCTTTCCAACCAAGACATTCAACAGCAGTTGGACAGACTTGGTGCAGGATTTGCCACAAAAGACCAAGCATTGAGAAAGATACAGGTAGTCATCGATGAAATGCAACGTGACGTAAAGAAATTAAAAGTCTTTGTTTCGTACGGTAAAGGAAACGCTACTCTTAAACCAGAAGAAGCTATGGTAATTGACGCAGCTATCGCTGTAGATTACATGCAAAATAAAGTAAGTGCAGTAAGAGGAAAAGCAAACAACCCTAAAGTCCAACCTTCAGTAAACTACAGCGACTATTTAAATGTTGGAACAGATGCTAATCCTGAGTGGATAAACATGGATGCAGACCCTGTAACGGATCAGGCCATGATTGACGCACTGACGAAAATGATGCAAGAAATAGCGCAAGCACAACCGGGGATATAATTAGTATGGCTAACGGAATTCTTGACACCATTGACGAAAATGTAATTCAACCTGTGTACGAGGCTGCTAGTGATTTTTTGCGTCCACCGCCCGGTGCTGCTACTGAAACTAAACGGCGTATTGAAAAGGTAGATGAGTTAACGGATGGTGTTCGTATTCCCGAAGTTCAAGAGGTAATAGGCAAAGGATTAAAAGCTATTACTGGCGGGGGCATAGCTAAAGATAAACCCACAGGATTAGATGAACCCTACAAAGTAGTAACAGACCCTACTACTGGATTTAAAAAAACTTTAACTACGGGGGATATGGCAGCAGAAAGCATCAAAGAACAGATGCGGCCTATATCTGAAGATGAATTCAGACAGAAGATTATGCAAGGGGAAATACCCGGCATTTTAAATTTGTCACAAGCTCAACTGCAAGCAATGATTAAGGCGCAAACAGCACCCAACGTTCCGCAAGATGCTAAAGACAGGTTTAATACTAAACTAGAAAAATCCTACTTAGCATACAACAAACTTCAAGAAAAGGATGCAAAAGTACCAGTAGAATTTAGTTTGGAAACTAAGCCGGGAGAATATCAGTTTGCACCTACAGAAGAAGCAGAAACCGATCCCACACTTAAAACTATACAAAAAAACATATCGGATGCTAAGTCATCTGTTGCTATGGTTGTTCGTGGCACCTTTGATGGTGTAGCAGACCTTACGGATGATGATAAGGCTAGACTAGAACGGGTGTTTGTTACCAACCTTTCAACAGGTTCGTTTTGGGACACGTTGGTAGAAAAGGTAATTGATGGCAATATTAGAGGTAATGCCCAACTACCCGATCTTGTTTTAAATTATGGCATTCACGCAGTACAAGCAGCAGTAGCTTCGGGTACAAGCTTTTTAAATCCTTTTGTCACAACTAAAGGATTTTTTAAACAGTGGGAAGACACAGCAGACCTGCGTAACAACGCAAGTCGTTTTTGGAAAGAACGGATTTTACAGGACAAGCTTGGAATAAAAGACTTGTCAGTTGTTATGAACGAAATGGTCGTAACTGAACTTAAAAATCAAGTGACTGCTGGAACGATAGACGATGATGAATTTCAAAGACTAACTACACAGACTGTTCAAAATGCTGCAGGAGATGATGTACAGATTCCTCGTACGTTTGTAAATGAAGATCAAGCATACAATCTGCTAAATAATTCAATAGATCAACTTAGTGGAAAAGAACAGTACGGTATGCTTCTTGCGGAAGCAGCAACGATGTTAATAGGTGTAAACAAAGGTAAAGCCCTTGCTGGTCGTAACTATCTAGATAACGTTGTTAACACACTTACTAAACTACGACGGAAAGCAGATGAAGCTGATCCTACAACTGAAGACGGATTAAGAGCAATAAAAAGATACAACATATATAAAGATATGACTCCCATAGAAGCTGGTGTAGCTTTAAAACAAGCAGGATTAATTAAAAAGTTTCACAAAAAAAACGCCCTATATGCACTGGGGCTAGAACGTGCTGACGCTAACATAAAGCGTCTTAGCGAGCGTAGAAATGAAATATCCCTTCAGCTTAAAGGGTTGCGTCAGAGGGGTGTGAAAAGAACTGATTTAGAATACAAAACATTAGAGTTAGAAAAAAATGACTTAACCCATGAGACTGCTAGAAAATACATGATGGGTAGGTTTGCTCCTAACGTAAAAGAATCTTTTAAAGACGCAGTCCCACTAGCAACCGCCATGTATTTTGTTTCACAAAACGAAACTATGACAAGTTGGTTGGGCGAAGACACCATGCTAAAAGAAGGTCTTGGTGCATTGACATACTTGTTTGCTGGAAAGTTTGCAGTTACAGCCGCAGGTAAAACCGCGTATTGGGTTAACCAACAATCCGGTGACCAAGTTAATAATATTTTGAAAGGTCTTGACCTCATAGCTAGTATCCCCTTTAAATTTGTTGGTAAGGACGCCGTTAAAGGATTTTTTGCCAGCGGTAGAATGGACAACTTTGCTGAGTTATATACAGCACGAACTGGAAGGGAACTTCCTGAAGGTACTCGCGTAGCGTTAAACGCGATGCAAAGAGTAGCATTTGCTTTGGACGATGAAGGTTTAGACCAAGTTGTTAACTCTATGGAAAGACACCAGACTAGATTAGACAATTTAGTAAAGGAATTTCCTTTAGACGAACAAAATGAAATACGAACAATATTACAAGAAACTGTGGCAACTACAAGTAGCATGGGCTGGTTGCAGTCTGTAGAAAGATTGCAGGGTATTTCAATAGACTACCGTGATATAAATTCTGCAAGCACTTACGCGGAACAAATGAATATACAAAGACATAGAGTGACTAGGGCGGGAGCAACAACTCGACTGGTAAAATTACTACGGCAAAAGTCGCAGAACAGAACTGACATAGATAATCCAAAAGAACTTGAAAACTACATAAACAGTTTGGAATTAGCTAACGAAGCTGAGTTGGAAAGGCTACAATTAGACCGACAAAATTTAGCAAGTGAAATAAGGGACTATAAGAGAGCCATAATAGAAGACCCTACGTCAGATATTCCTCCTAACATATTAGCAGGATTAGACAACATGGAACTTGAAATTGAAGTTGCTCTAAAGGCAGACGTGGATCAGTTAGCAATTTTGGAAAGACAGTATCAGAACAATCTAAAATCACTTACTGCTCGTTCTGAAAACGCAGCGTCATTTAGAGGCAATAAAGCACGACACATAAAAGAAACTGCAAGAAATTTAGAACTTGTCATGCAGAACAAGTTTGCCAGAATGAGTAGACGCGCAAGAAGCGGATTTTTACAGCTAGATATAGAAGCTGATAAGATGGGTAAAAGTATACCTGTAAACAGTATTATTGTTGATCTTATGGAATACGCTCCCGATTCAGACATAGGGGCTTTGTTTGGGCCAGATTCAGTCTTCTTTAATGGTGCGTTGGGAAATCGTATGAAAACAGTTGCCAATAAAATGGCAACAAGAACTTTAGAAAGTCTAGAAGGAAGCTCGTACGATAGCTTGTATGCTTTGGCTACCAACAAAAACGCAAAAGAGTACATAGGTGATAATCCAAAACCACTAGACATTCTTTTGTTTTACATGAAAGAAGAAAACCAAAAGAAGTTTGGAATATCAGCACCTGATTTTTTAGCTACTCCCGGCGAAGTAATGGACATATACGCTGCGTTTAGAGACTACGCCATTCGTTTAGGAGACAAAAAACTAGCATCACGCTATGAAACTTATGCTGGTAAAGTAGAAGCTTTAGTTGATCGTGAAGCACCTGAATTTTTTGAACGCTGGAAACAGGCCAAAGAAACATACCAAAGAGAGTGGTTTGATAAACTACGAGTGGGTGGACCCCTTCAAAGATTACACAAATCACAAACAGGACCCGTAAAGGTATCTGGAAAAAGTAAAGTAGCTGAACCCGGAGAGGAGATAGATACAGAATCTTATCTGGAAGCTGCGAATGAAGAATTTTTCTTTGATGATCTTGCCGAAGGTGAAGTAGTCCCAGAGGGCATGATTAGTAACCGTATGTTTATGTTTGCTTACAAAAATGAAACTCCTAGCGATGCGTTTGATAAACTGGGTGAAAACATACAAGCCGCTATAGAAGGCAAAGAAGGCGCACTTAAAAAGATGATTCATAACATGTCGCAGTTTGTGGAGTCATTCAGTGACGGTGCAGGGGATGTGTTTGATCTTACCCAGCCTAATGCAAGAGCAGACTTTAATCTGTTACGTACTCACATGGAAGAAGTTATATATTCTAAATGGGGGTACAGGATAACTGAACTAATAGATTCTACTAAAGCAAAACGGAATTTACCAACAAAGACCACCCTTTCAGGAGGCGGGTACAATTTTAAAGGTCTAGAAGGACTTGAAGACGTACAAAAGGAACTTATGGTATTAGTAAAAGTAGACGATGGACCACCCAAAAAGATGCGTCTAGTTGACTTGGGCGAAATGATGGACGAAGAATTAGCTATTGAAAGGTTAATTAGAGACAACGAAAACCTATCAAATGAAGCCAAAAAGTATGCTACTAAAATTCAAGATGGATTAGATGACACAGAAAACCTAGTTAATATTACTAAAGCAAAACGAGATGCTGGCATAATACAACTGCAAAAAGCCACAGGAGTAGATGATCCCGGCACATTCTTTACAAAGTATGTGATCGGGGGCAAAGAAGAGAGCCTAGAGTCCCTTAGAAGCACTGTACTTCTCAAGCTGGGAGACACCTTTGAAGATGCACAGGGAGTGACTCACAAAACAGAAGAAGCGTTGGATCGTGGTATATCATACATGCTTGTGAACGGAATGATGGAATTTGCAGAGGTAGGCCCAATACCCGGAAGAAAGCACCTAAATGCAGATGGCACAGAGTCAGTGCTAATGGGTATGGATAATCCAGAAAAACTTGTTGAGGCGTTAGACAGGGATAACGTACGCGGCATTTTAAGTAGGTACCTAGACGAAGATCATATAGATACTTTAGTAGAAACTGCACAGTATTTAAGTGAATCTGTAGCCATGAGAAGGGGTGAATTAGACACATCTTTAGCTATTGTTGGATTAGTTAACAAGATGGGAACTAACCAACTTATATCTAGAAGCTTTAACCTTGCTCGTGGTATGGTTAGTCCCCAATATGTAGCTGCTGAATTTGGTGTTTCTTTAGCATCTCACGCTGGAATGGACATGATGAAGTTGGCAGCAGGAAACGAAGACGCTGCTGATCTAATACTAAAAATGATGAAGTACCCTAAAGATATGACCAAAGCAGATGTGGCTACCTTTGATAGCTTAGTCACAGAATTTGTAATATCTGAATTAGGTGCTTTAGGGGATAAGGGAAGAGAGATACTAGACAATTACACAGCCACACTTAAACAAGATGAAGAGGACTAACCTATGAAGACCTACACTAACGGGCAGCGCAAAGGCATGATGTATGGTGGTGCTGCAAAAACAAAGCCAATGATGAACGGTGGCATAGCAACAAAAAAACCCCGCAAGAAAGCTTACGGGGGTGGCATGATGACAGCTACACAGGGTCAGCAGAACATGATGCAAAACAACATGATGCAGAAGCCGATGATGAAGATGGCAGACGGTGGTAGCCTAAAGATGGTAAAGAACAAAGCCGGAAAAATGGTTCCGTTCTACGCCGCTGATGGCAAGGGCAAAAGTTAGACGTACCTAGTTGACTTCTCCAACGCTTCGTTAGACCACGATTGCAGATAACGTAACAGGGATGCTATTGAGTGCGAACCATCGTACTCCGGCATCCCCTTGTTCATCACTGCTTCAAACTCTTCGGGCTTGACTGATTCAGACAGCAACTCGACCTTTCCGTTGGGCAAAAGGTTTGCTTCAAATTTAAATAGAGATGCTTTTTTTGACATCAGATAACTCGCTTATTTGTAGGTTGTAGCAATCAGCTTTGAATGTAAAGCCGTTGGCAGGGTCTACGTCACCGCGTCTATGTTTAGTTGCCTTTGTGTAAAAGTCTTGTTTTGGAATAGAACCTAGTATCCACGCTCGTGATGAATCGGTCAAGATTCGTACAAACACATAACTGTCACAATCTTGTTTGGTCCCGTGTGCAGCCACCGAACAGTCATAGTGTGGAAAGGGGCGGGTGTTGCAGCGTTTGGTCTTTACGTCTATACGCTCCCCGTCCCTAACTAAATCGTAGTCGTAGGTGTTGGATTCGTCTGCACCCATAACGTCGGCTACAATGATTTCGCCTATAGCACCCACCACATGACTAAGGCTACCCGTAATGCTGCCCTGTAGATTACCTACAGTGGCAGTTTTTTTACGTGCGCGTTGTATCAGTTCAGGTGTTATCTTGACTTCAATCATCAGTCTGTTCCTGCAAAGAATTTGCAAGCGACTGTCCAAAGTATTCCCGTGCCGCCCGCATCTCATCCAACTCAAAGTTTAGTTTGCGTATGCGATTGTCTAAGTCTTCGATGTGTAGCACATAATACTTCTGTACTGAATCAAAGTCTTCTACTTTGTGTTCTTTGTCGTTTATATTTATAGTTTCACTTTTCATTGTTTTGCTTCTCCTCGTGTTTCTGTTTGACTCGTTGCCATTCTTCCCACTGTTCTGACTTGCGGGGTGGATTGTAGATAAGATAATCCTTTCCCCGCTTCCAAACAAGTGGTTTCTTTTCTTTAGGCGGCATTGAGGTCAACCACTTCACACACACCTGCAGTACACGCCAGTTCCCGCGAACCTGTGGTGTTGTCCTCTTTTTCAAAGTCAGTAAGGCGTGACCAGTCAATGTTAACGTACGTCATCCTTTCCTTCCACTCTAGGTAGTCATCAGGCTCTATGTCTTGGTATGGTGCCTGTTGGTACGTGTGGTCACTGAATGGCAAGAAGGACACACCGGATGCCACGTCAAAGTTTTCGTACACCCACGCACCTACTTCCATCCACTCTTCTTCTTTTACAGACACAGTGATGGATGGCTTGTGTTCGCACCAGTGTAGGGCATAGGTCTTCCACAACTCTAGCTGTTCTATGGCTGTCATTTCAGTGCGTGTGACTGCACCCTTTGGTGATTCCATTGGGAAGCTAAACACGGTTGTTGACTCAGGCTTCATCACGTCACGCTCTGCTGGCACACCCGAATCAATCAAGAACTGTGTCAACGGGTCTTTGTTATCCCCACGTACTGTACGTATGTAGTGTGGATTGTGACGAGCGTGGATACCACTGGCGGCATCGACAAGTTGAGACACAGTACCACTAGGCTTCACACAGGTGATAGCCGCAGACTGTGGTACGCCCAGCACTTCTGCGTATTTCTTGTTTACTTTGACAGCTTCGTTCTTCATATCCTCTAGCCATCTTTTGCTGTCCACATTCTTTGACAACACGGCATGATCCATGATGCCTGTCAGTGACACGCCCAGCAGACGCTCTTCTTCTGTGTTCTTTTTCCAGATGTTACGCAGATACTTGAAGTTGGTCAGCGTAGACTGAAACGTGCCTAGTATAGTAGACAGACGCACCTTACGTTTAAGTGAGTCTAAACTGTCTGATTCACGCACTACCACCTCTGACAAATTACAAAATTGGTATGGGCGTAGCACTATCTCCGAACACGGGTTAGTTCCCCACATGTGACCTTGCTCACGGCGTTTGTTGCGACCTACCTGTATGTCAGCAGCTTGGCGATTAAATATACCACGCTCACCTGACTTAGATTCGTACAGGGACACCCACTCACGCATAAACGTACCCATCTCTGGTTTACCTTTGTAGGCTACAGAGTTGTTAGCCAGCGCACGTTGCGGTTCGTTCTCCCACCACATACCTGACTTAGCGTGTGCCATTTGGTCATCGTTTAAGTTGGATAGGCTAATCAGTGCGCTACGACGTACACCACCTGCAACTACAATCTCGCCTACCTTACACATCAAGTCGTGACATTCAATAGGAAACAACTTGCGTCCCCGTGCCTTTTGAAACGTTTCAATGCTAAAGTTAAATAGTTCTACCAACGGTTGCGGCCCTGATGCACGTCCACCCATTATCTTGAGCCGTTCACCTGCAGGGCGTACAGCAGACACATCTATCTGTGGTACCTGCCCAGCGTACAACAACGCAATCAACTCACGGTACGCCTTTGCCCATCCGGGCTTGCTGTCACCGACTTTGATAACTGTGTCTGAATCGTGGAAGTTGTCTGAAATGGTGGGTAACTTGTCCACGTTCTCACGCTCAACAGAGAAGCCCACACCTGTACCACACATAAGAATGTACATGCACTCATCAAACGAACGTGGATTGTCCACAGGGATGTACGAACAGTTGTAGCCACATACGTTGTCACGGTCTAGGGCAACACCCGAAGTCATCATAGCCCGCATAGATGGCATGACTTCTAGTCCCAGCACCGCGTTCTCTAGTTCGTTACGCAACGTACTAGGAAGGGTGTAGGCGTGGTTTTTCTTTAGATGCTCCTGCATGTAGTCAAAGTATCTTGCTACTGTTTCGCCCCAGTTCTCGCGGCGTTGGTGGTCTTCTTTCCAACGGGCGTAACGTGACTTGTGGATGAACTCTTGGTATGGTGTTGGTAGTGAATTATTCATTTGTGTCTCTCTCTTCTATCAATCTGTTTAGGTACCACTGGGCTTTTTTAAGGTCTTCGTTTCCGTTTTTGTATCGGTATCGCCAGAGGTACTTGATAATGTTTCCTTGCAGGTAGTATTGAAACCCGTCGCCTGTCGCCGCCGCGATTGCGTCAATGCACTCAATACCTGCTTTATTGTAGTGTGGCGGATTATTGACATTGTCTGCCTTCTCTTTCATGTACTGCTCGTGCCTCATCTGTTGTCACCATCTCCGCGTATCTTACCACTTGCCATACGCTCTTTCAACTTCCAAATGTTCATGTCTGCAATCGTTTGAAGGTCATAGCCTAAGTCGTAAGCCAATACAGCGCAGTACCACAACACGTCACCTATCTCTTTGGCAATTTCAGTGCGGTACTCTGGTGTGTCTTTGTCGTCACGTATAATCTTCTTTACTTTGTCTGCTACCTCACCTGCTTCACCAGCAAGCCCAAGCGCAGGGTAAGTTATCTTTGCGTTGGCTGGGTAGATAGCTGTCTTACAAGCCTGTGCTTGATAGTCGTTCATCATTGTCATTGCTTGGCTCCAAAGTCTACTTTAACTACGTTGTTACCATCGTGCTTCTTTATCACCTCTTCGTTCTCTTCATCAGACAGCATGTCTTCTTTTATTTCATTAAAGGCTAGACGGGCTAGACCTGCATCCACCACACGTTCAAAGTCAGACTCTATCAACTCCATGACTCCGTTAGTAACTACAGTACCTGCTTCGTAAAAGTCTTGATCGTCATCCATTGTTGTATCGTACGATGCTATGGCAAAGCTGTCTTCATCTACTTTGCGTAGTATGACGTACCACCTGTTAGGTAGTAGGCTGGCTTTTTCGTATTCACTTTCGTCTATTGTCATTTTTGATCCACTCCTCTGGGATGCTACCTTCTGCCCATTCAAATCCGTAGCGTGTAGCCCAAGCACCGTACGTAGTTTTGCTACCCTTGTAAATCTTATTCTTTGCGTTTTGGAAAACAATACGTATGTCTAAGTCAGGGTACTGTTCTTTTACCAGTTGCATCTTGACGCGGTCTGACTTGTCAAAGAACCCCTTTGCTTCTATCAGTATGTCTTGTTCTATCAAGTGAAAGTCGGGAGTGTATGTGCGAGGCTTGGGTATGTACGTCAGCTTTACGTTCTCATACTCGTAGGGTATTGCACTGTTACCCAACGCCCTAGCGATGCCCAGTTCAAAGTTAGATCGAAACCCCGCTTTGTTTGCGGAACTTCTTTTCATAGTTCCATTCCTATTGATCCCATTCTTTTTAGTACGTACTCGCCCACTTTGGGGGAAAGTTTTTTTACGGTATACAGTTCGCTTGTCAGGCGATTCAATGGGACGCATACATTGACTCCTGCGTGTGACAATCTGCCTATTGCTTGAAATTCTAGTTCCAGCGTAGTGATGTCACGCTTCTCTGTGCTGGATGACAGGTCACCACCCATCGTAAAGTTCTCACGCAAAGTCAAAGGA